TTGCTGAAATGCTTGACAATGTTCTTCAGTATTTTATTGATAATGCTCCTTCCACCATTGAACGTGCAAGGTATTCTGCCGCACGTGAGCGCAGCATTGGTGTCGGTGCTTTGGGCTTTCATGCTTATCTACAACGAAATAACGTGCCGTTCGAATCAGCACTTGCAGTCGGAAGAAACAAACAAATCTTCAAACACATAAGGGAACAACTCAATGATGCGAATCTTAAATTGGGTAAAGAGCGAGGTGAGGCTCTTGATGCTGTTGGCACTGGTCAACGTTTTAGCCATCTTATGGCTGTTGCTCCAAATGCTTCTTCGTCTATCATCATGGGAAATACTAGCCCTAGTATCGAACCTTATCGTGCTAATGCTTATCGTCAGGACACTCTATCGGGCTCATCATTAGCCAAAAACAAATGGCTTGACAGAATCATTAAAGATGTAGTAAAATCAGAAGATGAATATCAAACAGTTTGGTCTAGTATCATTGCGAATGATGGTAGCGTACAGCACTTAGATATTTTAGATGATTGGCAGAAAGACGTATTCAAAACATCTATGGAGATTGACCAGCGTTGGTTAGTCAATCATGCCGCAGATAGACAAGAGTATATCGACCAAGCGCAATCATTGAATCTGTTCTTCCGTCCTGATGTAAACATTAAATATTTACATGCAGTACACTTTCAAGCATGGAAGCAAGGACTCAAAACATTGTACTACTGTCGTTCAGAGAAGATTGGTAAAGCAGATAAAGTTTCAAAACGCATTGAACGTGAAGTAATTAAAGAACTAGATATGAAAGCACTTATTGATGGTGATGCATGTCTCGCATGTGAAGGATGAAAATGAAAGTACTTAGATTTACAGCATCATGGTGTCAGCCATGTAAGATGTTAGCAAAAACATTAGAAGACGTTGAAACTCAAATTCCAATTGAAGTTATTGATATTGATGAGAATCAACAAATTGCAATGGACTATGGCATTCGTGGTGTACCAACTCTAGTGATGATAGATGGTGACATTGAAGTCAAAAGAGTTTCTGGTATGCTGATGAAAAATCAACTGACAGATTGGTTGGGTGCTTAAATGGACTTTGGACTTTGGGATATAGTGTTTATAGTTGGACTGACAATATTTTGTCTATACAGAGATTTCAAAAAACGATTTCAAGTGAAAGAAAATGAAATAGATAGAGTACTGACTGAAGCAGAACAAGTTAAATATAGAAATATGGTAAGAGAAGTTATGTTTTGTAAAAGTGAAATAGTTGAGGGACAAATTTTTGTTTATGAAAGCACCACAAATGCATTCGTCACACAACAGCCCAACGTTGAAAGTATGTTCAAATATTTCATAGACAATCACCCTAATAAAAGAATACAATTCGGAGAATAATAAAAATGAGTGTTACGAAAATAAAAAACAATTTAATGGATAACAGAGATGCATTCAAGCCATTCAACTATCCATGGGCATATGATGCATGGTTAAAGCACGAACAGAGTCATTGGTTGCATACAGAAGTTCCAATGGCTGAAGATGTAAAAGATTGGAAGAAAAAATTAACAGTAGAAGAAAAACATTTTCTCACAAACATCTTTCGATTCTTCACACAAGGTGACATTGACGTTGCTGGTGGTTATGTAAAAAACTATCTACCATATTTCAAGCAACCAGAAGTACGTATGATGTTACTTGGCTTTGCGGCTAGAGAAGCATTGCACGTTGCCGCATACTCACATTTGATTGAAACATTGGGTCTGCCAGATACAACATATAACGAATTCTTAGCATATCAAGAAATGAAAGACAAGCACGATTATGTGCTAGATATTTCAAATGCAAATGGGGATTTACAATCAACTGCAACCCACATCGCCGTGTTCAGTGCTTTCACTGAAGGGATGCAGTTGTTCTCTTCTTTCATTATGCTTTTGAACTTTCCACGCATGGGTAAAATGAGAGGCATGGGACAGATTATTACTTGGTCGATTGTTGATGAAACACAACATGCTGAGTCTATGATTAAACTCTTTAGGACGTTCATTCAAGAGAATCACGAAATATGGAATGACGAACTAAAATCACGCATATATACTATTGCAGAACGAATGGTTGAACTTGAAGACAAGTTTATCGATTTAGCATTCGGTATCAATGAGATGGAAGGACTCACTTCAGAAGAAGTTAAGAAGTACATTCGTTACATTGCAGACAGGCGCCTTATCAGTCTTGGGCTGAAAGGTATTTTTAAAGTTAAAAGAAATCCATTACCTTGGGTTGAAGAAATGATTAATGCTCCAACGCATACTAATTTCTTTGAGAACAGAGCAACCGATTATGCAAAGGGTGCCACAAAAGGTGATTGGGCAGACGTATGGGGTAAAGCGGCATGAAACAATTAACATATATATTTTTTGCTCTCGCATTGATTGTTGCGGGATTTACATTTTCTGCATTGAATGCACACGCACAAACAGGAAAACAAAAACCAGGAGTTATCTATGACGCTAATATTACTAGGGTTATTGATGGTGATACTGTTGCGTTTGAAGCGGCTTGGTTACCAGATCCACTCAAAAAAGAATTAAGCATTCGTGTCTTTGGTGTTGACACACCAGAAAAAGGATTCAGAGCGCAATGTCCAAAAGAAGATGTGATGGGACAAAAGGCTACAGAATTTACAAAGAAAGCAGTTGTTTCTGCACAGAAACGTCAAGTCATTTTAATGGACTGGGACAAGTATGGTGGTCGTGTTCTTGGTGACGTTATCTTAGATGGAAAGAGTCTACGTCAAGCATTGATTGCAAATGGTCTAGCCCGTGAATACTACGGCGAAGCCAAAACATCATGGTGTAACTAAATGAAAAAATTATTAACTATATTTTTGTTGATGGTGTCTTCTTCAGCATTTGCACAGCATCATCATGGTCATCATCACGGCCATGGGCTTAGACCATACAGTTGGATCGGACCCACAATCATAGGTGGTGTTATTGGATATGAAATTGAACGACAACAACCTATAATTGTTCAGCAACAGCCCGTATTTGTTCAACAGCAACCTGTTATAATTCAACAGTCACCGCAAGTGTGTACTGATTGGAAAGAAATTCAATATCCCGATGGAAGAATCTATCGTGAAAGAACCTGTAGTCAATAAAAAATGAGTTTTTTAGTTGCAAACACACCAAGAGTTAGATGCTATATAAGAAAAGAATTTCTTTATAATTTCGAAAAAGGCTTTGGTGAATACGTACCTTGTATTTGGGTATCAATCAAATCGATGAGCCGTAGAGCATTCTTCATTGAATCGTATTTGCCTGAGTATGGCGCATTGTATGATAAACTTCCATTGGAAGCATATGTAAGTAGAAATCACGATTTGGATAGAGATAATTTTTTGCCTCTAGATCATTTACAGATATGGGATTGTTTATCGTATGACCTTGCTGTGATACAAAAATCATTTCTAATGAATCTAAGCGGTAAGTTTTATGCTAAGAATAAAGAATGGTATCAAGGTAATTACATGTTTACTGTTGACAATTGTGCATCAGATGAATATCTAGATATGGGTGATAGCGAAAATCCAGAAGACCATAAATCATATAATTTCTTAGAACTCGACAATGGTCAATATGCGGCACAACCAAACAATCGTTGCATATGGCTTGACGCCGCAAGCAATCCAAAAGAGATGCTATTCCCAGACTTTAAGGTCTGTACTAAAAAATACATTGTAGAGCAAAATCCAAAGTGGGCAATTGGTGATGCTGATACAGTAATGTACGAATAAGGAGAAAAAAATGACAACATATAACGTATTTTGTGATTCGTGTGCGGCTGAGTATTCAGTAACACCATTAGCAGGATCAGACACACCCCCAACAAATTGTGCTTATTGTGGTTCGGAAATAGCCGAAGAAACAATATCAGAAAAAGACGAAGAGTGGGCAGATGAGGATTGGGACAAACTAATAGAACATGATGAATGGTCCTCGGAAGACGATAGATGATTATAGCAGGAGTAGATTATTCTCTAACATGTCCTGCAATGTGTGTATTTGATGATGAGAATGGTGAGTTTAGTTTTGAGAAATGTAATTTTTATTTTCTGACCCAATCTAGAAAATACGATGTACAATTTAAAAACATAAGAGGTAAATTTTTCGACCACGAAGGAATGACTGACGTATTGCGATACGATGGTATATCAAATTTCTTCATTGACAGACTGTTAGAGACAGACAAAGACTGCCACGTATTCCTAGAAGGTTATTCTATGGGATCAAAAGGCAGAGTGTTTAACATTGCAGAGAACGCTGGCATTCTAAAATACAGACTATGGTTGTTTGCCGTAGAGTGTACAGAGATACCACCAACAGTACTTAAGAAATATGCTACTGGTAAGGGCAATGCAAACAAAGAACGAATGCAAGAAGTCTTTGAAGAATTCAATGACATTCGTTTAAAAGAAGAACTACATATGACAGAGAAGCAATGGAATCCTTCTTCCGACTTGATTGATGCGTATTGGCTATGCAAATATGGATTTGACAAGTTGACATCCGAAGCAAAGTAGAGTATACTCTATATTATAATAGAAAGTGATAATTATGGAAGAAGAAAAAATTAGTTCGTTGTTCGGTTTAGACGATGCTAAAAAACCTAGACAACCAAAGGTACTAGGGCAACTATACACGTTCTATTTGGTTGGAGAGATAACAACTCCAGACGATTACGTTGAATGGTTTGAAATTATTCGAAACGCAACAGAGAATGATATCGTTAAAATTCATATCAATTCTCCAGGCGGTAATCTATTTACCGCAGTACAGTTGATGCGTGTCATGTCGGAATCTCAAGCAAACATTCTAACATCGGTAGAAGGTGCATGTATGTCTGCGGCTACGATGGTGTTTTTGTCTGGTGATGGATTTGAAATCTCAGAACATTCTATGTTTATGTTTCACAACTATTCAGGTGGTACTATAGGCAAAGGTGGTGAGATGTATGACAACATCATGTATGAACGTAAGTGGTCAGATAAATTCATGCGTAGCATTTACGATGGGTTCTTAACTGATCTTGAAATTAAATCTATGCTAGAGAACAAAGATATCTGGATGGAACCCGAAGAAGTATTTAAGCGTTTGAACAAACGTGGTGAAGAGATTATGAAAGAAGCCGAGGCCAAACTCAAAAAGCCTAGGGCTAAACCAGCGACTAAAAAGACGCCAGTTAAACAAGTGAGGAAGAAATCAAATGCAAGAACAAGCAAAGAGTGAGAGTGTATTTTTAGTATCTTCTGCAATTCACGCAAAGCATGGAATCTATGATACACAAACTAGACTTGAACAAACAATCGAAACTTGTAAGTCCATTCGAAATAAATGCGATGCAGAAATTATCGTATTAGATGGTGGCTATCAAGACATAACAGAACAAGAACGAGAAACTCTATCAAAATATATTGATAAGTTTTATAGTTTTGCAGACGCAGAAAACGTTCGACAACTTCAACAAGTACCAAATCACGATATCGTAAAGAATATGATTGAGATTATCATATTTGGTTCGTTTTTTGATAAAGTTGATTCTGAAGGCTGGCGAGAAAAATACAAACGCATCTTCAAAATGAGTGGGCGATATACATTGAATGATAACTTCAATTATGATAAGCACATGCAGGCTAAAGACAAAGTTGTTATTCGTGGACCATTCACAAGTCAATTTCCTACTAATACAACTGGTGGAGTACGCCTTCAGTACATGAGTCGCTTGTGGAGTTTTGATGCATTCTTGTTGCCATACATCAAAGACACATACCTTGATATGTTTAATCACATGTCAGAGCGATTAAACAACAAAGGATATATTGACATTGAACATCTATTGTTTCATCACATTGATGTTGGTTTAATTGAAAATATTGGTGT